TGGTTTAAATTCTTTTTTAATTTCTTTTAAAAATCTGATTGAGTCTTTGTGATGATATGGAATGTGCATATCAGATATAACAAGTATTCTTTTATGATTCATACAAGTATTTGTTGTATAACTATTTAGAGAAAATGTAAAGTATTTGGGTCAAGAACACGATTGCTACTGTACCGACTCCATAAATAATCCAAGTGATGAGTTTATCAAATTTAGAATCAATCTTATCTATGTCTTGGTGCATATGTTTGAGATGATTTGTTTTGATAGTATTTATTTCTCTAGTTAAGCCTTTAATATGACCATACAAAGCGACTATATGTTCGCCAGTAGTTCTAGGCTTCTTACTCATTACTTTTTCTTTTTAGGCTTATACTTTTTGATAGCCTGTGAAATAAATATGTTTTTATATAAAGAAACCTTTTTGCCAAATTTCTTATCAGCTTTTCTTTTAGCTGATTTATATGCTTTAGACTTCTTATTAAAAGACTTTGGTTTCCCTAATCTTTTTGGTCTAGCTTTAGCAAATATAGGTTTCTTTTTAGCCATTACTTCTTCTTCTTTTTTTTAGCTTTAGATTTCTTTTTAGCTGGTCTGCCTCTTTTAGACCCATATGTTCCTTTTCCCATTGGCATAATATTCTCCTATTAGTTTGTTAATTTTCCACCAGACCATTTAGCATCTGGTAATCCATTATTATAAGATGACCCATCATATGTCAAAACTTGTTTTCTATTAGAACCATCTTTATATGAAACATGAATCCAACCACTATTAGGTTCTCCCTCTTTCCAAAACTCTAAAATTAATTGGTCAAAGTCCACATTGTTTTCAATCCATAATGCTACTTGCAAATTAGATACACCAGCTATTTCAAAGTCTGCTGCTTCTCCTAAACAATGTTGTGATGTTGCTTTACTACCAATAGCTTCTGATAATTCTGGGCTTCTATACCCTGATGTAATTGTAACAGGCTTATCAAACTTTGCTCTTACAGGCTCTAATACTTCATAACAAAGATCGCCTAGATTTTTAATCTCTCCACTACCAGCTTTATTAGTTATGCCTTTTCTAGTCGCAGTTTGTGATTTCTCAAATTCTTCTAATGTAAAATGTTTTGAAAGTTGCATTTAAACCCCTTATGGTTTAGTTGGCCATGTAACAGCATTAACATCTTCAACAGTTGTTAAACCCTCTGTAATATCTCGTAAGTCTTGTCTATATGTTTTAAATCCAGCAGATAATGTTGAGCCTTTTTCTTTAGCCATAATTACTTCCCAATCACTAGCTTTTAAAAGATTATCTCGTCTTTGTCTTAAATCTGCCATAGCACGATCAAAAGCACCATCAGAATATGCTTGTTCTTCAGCATCTCTTTGTGCTTCTTCTTCTGCTGTGAAAGGAACTATGTTCCCATTTATATTGTGATGTCTTGCCATAATTATTTATACTCCATTGTTAATTGTTAAGCAATACCATAAAGGCAAATATCTCCAGCATCTATGTTTCCACTTTCAAATTTAAATTGAAAAGCATCTACTGCACTTGTAGTATTAAAATATCCAGCACAATAATTATTACTTGATGATGGATTATCACTAATACTTTGAAAAGTTGCAATAAAATGTTTTACAAAAGTTGTGCTACTAGGATTAAATAATTTTATAAAACCAGCACAACACTCATCATTAGATGTATTTTGCGTTTCAGTTAATCTTTGAAAATTTGTTGATTGTGCTAAATCTCTACCAGCTTCATAGGTTAATGCTGCACCATTACCATTTTCATCATGTTTTGCTTGAAAATGAGTTGATGTAATAGTAACTCCATAAGAACTTCCAGTATTTGTAGAGCCTTGAAATGCAAAATTTGAAGCAGCAGATGGGTGCATATTATTAAAAGTAAATAAGTATTCCTTATAAGTATTATCCAAGACAACTGAACTTGAACCATCAACAAAAGATAAAGTTGCAGAACTAGAAGCTGTTAGTTTTTTAATTAATTGTATAGTTCCTAATCCTGTAATACTACCAAATGCAGTTGCGTTCTTTACTCCTTGATTATTTAGTTTAATAATTGACATTAGCTATCCTTAATTCCATAGAGTTTAATTTTGCCAGCATCTATGTTTCCTGAACTATACTTAAATTGAACTCCTGTCACAGCAGATGTAGTGTTTCCATAACCAGCAGTAAATTCTTGCCAAGTATAAGTACCACCTGAAAATAAAGAATTTGTAGTAGCCATAAAATGTTTGACGAAAGTTGTGCTAGATGGCGAAAAAATAAAAAGTTCTCCTGATGTACTACCATCATCATCATTACTTGTACTATCTGTTAATGCTTGAAAGTTTGTGCTTTGTGCCAAATCATAACTTCCACCATAGCTTAAACCTTGATTAGTGTCGTTTTCTTTATGTACTGAATAAAACATTGTGCTAGTTTTAGTCACATTATAATTACTTCCATCAGTTGTCATATTAAATTGAAATTGATTTCCATTTGCAGATGGGTGTGTATTAATAAATTTAAAAACATAAATTGGATATGTGTTGTCAAAGACTACATCTGAACTTCCATGTACGAATGACAATGTAGAACTAGAACTAGCAGTTAAAGTTTTAATAGGTACTAAAGCACCACTTGGCATTGAAGCCACAGAAGAAACAGCACTTATGCTATTGTTGTTGTATTTAACTAATGCCATATAATTTTATTACTCCACTATCTATGTTGCCAGAATTAAATGAGAATTGAACTCCATCTATTGCGGCAGTAACATTACAATAACCAGCAGTAAAATGTTGAATTGAATAACCATCTCCATCTCCTTGATAATTTTGTACTCTTGCAATAAAATGTTTTACAAATGTTGTGCTACTTGGATTAAATAATTGCATATAACCACTACAACTTTCATCATTTCCATTTCCAGTAGAATTAGATAATTGTTGAGCAGATGTGCTTTGTGCTAAATCTCTAGCATTTGTATATTGTAATGCAGCTCCACTATCATTTTCTGCATGATATGCTTCAAATACTGTTGTAGTTTTAGTAGCATCATAATTAGTTCCACCATCTCTAAAATTTACTTGAAAGTTTTTTTGATCTGTTGCTGGGTGTATGTCATAAAACTTAAACACATACTCATCATAGGTGCTATCAATACCAGATGTAAAAGATATTGTAGATGAACTTGATGCAGTTTGTGTAGAGATTAAAGTCATTCCACCACCACTTATAGAAGCTGGTAAAGATGTTATTGCTGATAAGGAGTTGTTGTTAGCAAAGTTTAGAGCCATTTAAACTCCTATCAATGCTTTTACTTCTTCTTCAGTTAAACCTAAGTCTAAAAGTTTTTGTTTGCCAGATGCTTTTTTAGTTTTTTTATCTGCTTCAGCATCTTTTAATTCTTGTATCTTTGCATTTACTTCTGCTTCAGTTGGCATAGTTGCACCATCTTTAATAATCTTAATGTATTGGTATTGCATACGATCTTCATTAGGAATTTTATTTCCATTATCATCTTCTTTTTTCCAACCATACCAATTACCACCATTAAAAGTTTGTAATGCTTCTTGTAAATAATCTCTATCCATTTTATGTATCTCCTAATCTAATAAAATTAACTCCTGTTTGAGTATCTGTAGTGCTTCCATAAGCACCAGAAGAAGCATTAGCACCATTAAATCCAAATTTAGCTTTTACATTTGATGTATTTGTTACATCAACTAAAGCAAAACAATATTGTGCAGAAAGTTCTCCAGCTTGTAAATAGCCTATACTTTCGGCAACTTTATCATAAGACGAATTATCAATTGTTATCCAAATTCTTCCTTTAACATATCCATTAATTGCAGTATGATAAGACATTTGAAACTGCACTAAATAAATTCCAGTTGATGGAAAAGTAAAAACTCCCGATGATTCTGTCATAGAAGAACCTAAACTACCAAAAGAAGCATCATCTATTTGTTCCCAACCAGAAGTAATAAATGTATCGCCACTACCATTAAAACCAGTAGTTATTCTCCAACCATCAGCAACTTCAATTCCACCACCAGCTTCTGCAAAAGTATTATCTCCTCTTAAAAAGGTAGTAGCATCTTTAGTTCCTGTTGCTGTTAGTTTAGCAAGTGAAACTGTATTGTCAGATGGTGTTCCTATGTCTAAAGTATTTCCAAGAACAATTACGAAGTCTATGACATCACCAGTTGATAAATTAGATGCAAAAGTAAGTGTACTTCCTGATACTGTAAATGAAGTAGTCGGACTCTGTAAAATTCCATTCAGGCTGACCAAAAATTGATTCACAGTTTCGTAATCTGTAAAAGCAGAGCCACCATTATTCATAGTATAACTAGCTTGACCATTAACTACACTTATTGCGTCTAGTTTAACAAAATTACCTGTAATTGGTGTTTTACCTATATATGCCATAAATTATTCCTTTGGATATTTGTCCTTAACTGCTTTTATTGTTGTTTTCCAACCATCTATACCATTATGATAAATGTCGTCTAATTGATCTACTATTGATGGATATTCTGCTTGTCTATTATATTTATATTCATCAGGGTCTGTCCAAGAATTTACTGATGTCCAATTAATACTAACTTCATCTCCATTGTTATCTTTTGCAACAATATCTGATTGGTCATTTCCATTAATTGTCACTACATCATTATGTATTGATCTTATGGCTTTATGTAAATCCATTATGCTAACACCTCCATAAGAGTAATATTTGATGTTCCATTGTCATCATTCGCACTATTTCCTGAATTAGCTTGAAAATTTATTCTAACAGTAGCATCACCATCATTTCCATTGTGAGTAGTTGAAATATTATAAGTCGTTGCTGAAGTTGTGCTTGGACTATCAAGATATACTAAACTCATCATCACAGTAGAAGCAGTTGTGTGCCAATTGTAAGCAGAACCAAAAACAGCAGTTCCTGAACTCATGGCACTTGGTAATCCAATGGCACTTCCACCTTTTTCTATTCTATAATATTGTCTTGATCCTGTTCCACTTGAACTAATATAAATATTTGCAATAATTAAAATTTTTGATGAAGTAGCACTTGGAGTTATAGCTTGGCTTAATCCTGTTATATCTGTAAATCCTGTTCCACCAATTCCATTTGTTGTAGAAAACTGATCTATTTTATGTGTTTGTAAAACTTGACCAATTTTTCCACCACCAACAACTAAACTTGCATCTATTCTTTTAAGAGTTCCAGCATCACTAATTAAAAACTCATCTGTATCTGCTGGTGCAGTTGCTAATTCTGTTTCTGCTGAAATTATATCCTGTGCTAGTTTTGAATTTGTAATTAAACCATCTTCTAAATCAGAAGCACTTAATGGTTTGTCTGTTGGTTTCTGTCCAATATAAGCCATCGCTTACTCCTATGTTATTTCTAGGATTGATAATGTTG